AAGTAGAATACAACCCGATCACAGAAATAGTTGTGCTTTCTAGAACGTTGATGTAATACCACTGTCCGTCTGCAAGTCTACCTGCTCCTGCACCGATACCTGCTCTATATCGAACAAGATCACCTGTTCTTAGATCAGGTGCATATATATTGATAGTGTTAAATCTTGAATTGATATCCGTATTACTGAAGTAAACAGTAAGTGCTGGTTCAATTTCTAGAGTTGGAAGAACAGCATATCCGCTACCCGGATTAACTACATTGATTTGTACTACTGAATCTGTGCCTAACACTGCCTCAAACACTGCCAATTCTCTTGGGACAGGGTACTTCGTAGTGTCAATTACTGCGGTTACCTTAGGAGGATTAGTATAGCCTCTACCGCTATCAAGTAGAATGACAGCAGGGAGATCAATAAAGATTTGCTCGCCCGGAATGTGATCAACTGGTGTAGTTTGATTTATACCTCTAGCTAGTCCACCGACAATATTTAGAGAGCGGTCAACGTATGAATAGCCGATCTGTTCTGTTCCAATAGTAATCACCCCGTTAGCCGGGAAACCGTGTGCGTTATCTACTAGAATGTATCTAGTCGAGCGAGTCAAGAATGAGTTTAGCGTCGTGATCGGGAACCCGGGCTGACCGGTTACTGATAGCCCGAAATTCTGGAACCACTGCGAGTAAGCATTTGTTTGCCAGATCGGATCCTGTGCATTATACTCGTAAATTCCGCTAGTGTCAATCGTGTATACCAACTGAGGTGAGATAAACTGCTGGTCAGTTGAATTGTATGCCGCCGGTACGTCAAAGTCTGTAACGTCACCTTCAAAAACATCTGTCTTAGTGTATTTGAATAAGAAGTCTTTAATTACAACATGATATGGCTTTGTTTCATTGACATAGCCAGATAAGAATGTTTGATCGTCTGTCTTATAGACTTCGTAAGGAAGCAACTCTCGGATAACGTGTGAAACGTCAGCGAGTGAAGTCTTGTTTAACCAAGGTAAGTAATTCTGAGACTCGATTGTTTCAGCCTGAATGTATTCAAACAGCAGAATCAAACTCTTGTTTCGGTGAATTAACAAGTCGCTGACATAAATCTGTTCGTTCAATGCACGAATGATGCTACGGGTTTCTTCACTAGGGTACAAGTCAAACGAATTAGTATCAAAGAAGTTGCCATCCCATCCTAACATGCCTGCTGCATAGTTCCACAGGTCATTCTTGAACTGCAACGTTCCGTTTTGTAGACCGATTCTATTCCAAACCCCAGCAGTAGTTTGAATATAGACTTCCCATCTACCTGATATATTTTGCACTACTCTCGCAACAGTGCCAACTGCAACGTTCAGTGTAGACAATTCAGCAAACACTGAAACTTGTACAGAAGGTTTAACACCGCTGTTATATCCAGGGGCCCACCAATCTACATAACTCCAGTAGTCAGGGGTATTGTAAAATTCACCAGTAGTGAACAAGAACGAAAGTTCTTCTCTCAATTCAAAGATAGGATAGTTGATTATAATATCATTCGCATAAGTCAAGTAGTTTTTGATTGCTTCAAGTCGTTCGTAGAAGAAACTCTGACTTGGACGTACCAGTACACCTGACTGAACTGCTGCTGGTAAGAATGGGTCAGGGACAACAGTTCCTGAAGGAGTGCATCCTGCAAGAGAGTCGAGCAGCTTAGCGTATAGAGAATACGGTGCGCCGTAGATGTATTGCTGTCCAATATCACCGTGTATGCCACCTTCAACATGAGTAGCGTTTATGTTAGGGGAGCCGGGCAAGAAGTCATCTTGGAAATTTGCTCTAATGAGCGAGTACTCATTATGAATCGTATCTTCAGACTGGCTGTTAGAGAACCCAACATGAAACACGCTGTCGTCAGCGTTGATGTAAGCACCTGAATTGTAAATACCAAATGTGTTTGGCAACAACGGAGCCATGTAAGAAATACCAGATGCGCGTGGGTTAGCGATATACGATTGCACAACCGAATCAGATAATGTCTTGCCGGTCTGGCTGAAAATTACATTAGTGTTTCGTACCCAGAAGTAATATATTGGAACGACAACGTTTGATGAATTAATCACGTTGTTGACTACATACTGATTGACATCGTACGGTACGCCCGGACCCTGATAGTTCTGTGGAGGAATGAAGCTACTGATCCAGCTGTATACCGCAACATCTGACCCAGGGAATACTTCACCCCAGTAGCTACTGTTATATACAACGTCATTTTGATGATAGTTTACCCATCTTACGTTTGATGTGTCGAACCACAGTCTACCGACATGTGCTCCGCCCCATACAGGACCCGATTCGGTGTTGTAACTTACGTTGTATGTTGCAGGGTCTACACCTGTCACGAAATCAAGATTTTCTCGTGCTGCACCAAGAATTTTGTTTTGCAGAGGATCGATGTAATCAAGATTTACTAGTGTTTCATTGGTGATTGCACCAAACAACTGCGTGTTCTGAATTCGGTTGATGTCAACTACGGCTGAACTCTGTCTGTACACTGCCCAGTCATTTACGCCAGATGCATTAAAGTAGACGATAGCTTCACCGCCGATTGTAGTTGGCTGGAAGTTTGGCGAGCCAACAATCACTGCGTTTGAATTAAAGTCTAGTGCTGCACCATATTGAGGGTTAAAGCCGTAATCAGTATTGATGTCGTTGACGCTCTGTGCGTATGTCCAAGAACCGGGCGATGACACGCTTTCGTTGTTATTTGAGAGGTACTCAAACATATAGACTGCACCGGCGTTTGGATACGAGTCAACAAATCTTGTTGCATTATTGTCAAACACGGTGTCATTGTTTAGATTTTCATCATCGGTGAAGTCAAAGAAAGTACCTGTATAACGAGTACCGACCGGAGCAGAGACCACGATGCTGTTAGTATGATTAGCTTTTACATTGTAGCCAAACTCAGTTGGTCCAAACCCATACGGACACTTGATAGTTTGAGTGTTAGTGTAAAGCTGGATACCCAATTCGTTCAAGACACTGTTATTAAACACAGACAATACTAGCTTGTCATCGACCCCTGCTAGATTATTGTCGACCAGCTGGATAATGATCTTGTTGTCTGCTGTTGCAATTGCTCTTACGTTCGTGATTCTAGAATTGTTAATTGCATTCGCTACGGTAGTTGCATTACCTGCAGGCAAGAATGCTGCATATCCGTTGATCAAGAGAGTTCGTGTACCAAGAAGATTGCAAGGTGAAGTACCAATTACTACACCATACTTAGCGCCGCCGTTGATATAACTGTAAACCGCGCCTTCTCTACCTTCAGTGTCAATCTCGTACGGAGAACCAACAAGAACGTCGGAACCGTATCTAGTAGTTTCCACAGATGTGCCATAATAGATATCGCTTCTTTCAGTGTAGTCAGAGTTCACTTCTTGTACCATGAAGAATTCATTGCCGCTCACATTTACTATATCACCTACTCGCAGAGCACCGGTATAATAGAACGTGTTCTCACCTACTGCATAGTTGTCGTCTTGAACAACAGTGCCGTTGACTGAAACATATAGCTGACTGTCCTGCGGATACATTGTGCAGGATACTGTACTGTTGGTTAGGGTAATCGGAGTATTAGTAGAACGTGAATTCTTCAATGCGATAGTGCTTCCGACAATATCTTGAATGTAGTAAGTAATGTAAGGACTAATGCCGCTAGTACTGAAGCCGGTGCCAGTAAACATGACTGGCATGCCTTCATATAACCCAGAAGCACTGTTGACTGTCAAATAGTTACTAGTTACAGAAACTGAAGAAAGAACCTGTTTAGTATCTGTAGGAGTCCACGCTAGCTGGAATGTTTGTGGCTGATAAAGGATGCTAGTAGATTGTGTTTCAAAATTCTGTTCTGCTCTTTGGTAAATATAAGCTGCTCCCCAATTGTCAATTGATGAGTTTAAGATAACCTTAGGTGCACCGACAGTAAGCACACTACCGTCATAGTTTGTTGCAACTGATTGACCAAATGCACTAGCTGAAGTAAGTCCCAGAGCAGTGCAGTCGATAGTAGTAGCGAGCTTGTATGTTGTCTGAGTAGCTGTCCCGAATACGACTCCGCCGGAAAGTAATGCACTTCCGCTGTTCGATGCGATAAATGAAATTCCTACTTTGTTGTCGATTGCTCCGGCAGCTACCCAATCCGTATCGCCTAATGTAGTGATAGTATAAGTTTCACCTACTGTGAGGTAGCCGGCGTTGATTAGGATGTTATCTCTGCGATAAACTGAGACGACCCCTGAATCAGGAATACCGAGATACATCCAGTTGGCGTCATCAGACATTGCGATGTCATTTACTGAGCCAGAAATGGGCGGCTGATATTCCAACATGTATTTTGAAACAATGCTATCATTGATCACATAGACATAAGTTTTGTTTGTACCTGATGTAGGATCATTTGCAGCGATAGCGTAAACGTTCTGTGCATATGCGATAGATGACCCAAACCCTGAACTTACAGCAGGACTGTATGGAGTTACAGTCTGATATAGTTGTGAGGTATTGCTCATCGGATCATACGAATATCTATAGACTACGTTACTTCCAGCATCTCCAATCAAGTACCCTGCTTGATCAGTGTATGCAACAGCAGAACCGTAGGTAGACGATTGCGGAATCTGGAATTGTGCTTCGTATTGATAATTGATGCTCTTGCGATAAACTGCCCAACCACCGTCGTTATTCTCATCAACCCAAACCGTATTTTTAATGAATTCGTTTTCAGTTAGGTCTAGTGCTTCGATTTCACTAGGGGTTGCTACACGCTGAGATTCAAACGCAAATCCTAATCCTCTACCTTGTACAGAAGATTGATTTGCCCCAACAACAGAAAGATTGATGATGACTTCATTCATATTAACAATATCTGTTACGATGTAGTACCCGTCGATGTTTGCGGCAAAATTGATGATTGCCATAGGATCTAGTCTTTGTAGTTCGTGCGGTGCACTGAACGTAACGGTAGCAGTTTGATTTTGATTATTTCTAACTTGAGTTACTTGTCCGATGGTTTTCCATCTAAAGACGCCCCACTTCTCTTTGAAGTTTGCCATCCAAAGATACTCACCTACATAGAAATTCTGAATAGGAATGATCGTGCCGTTGATGTTAGTTGCTGTCGGCAACCCTGCATAGAAATATGTTGACATCTTAACGTCATTGAAGTTGACGTAACCTGCGCTTGGGTATAGACCTTGAGTCGCATATGGCGTAGTCGTGCTAAGAATATTAGGTGAGCTAATTGCAGTACCGTAGTTGAACAGGTTAGAAAGAGGAATTTCTTGCATTGCCCCTTCGGTGCTTTCACCGTTAGTCAAACTGACGATAGCAGGATCGCCGGTCATGCTCGTTTGGTTGATTCTGAATTCTACGAAGTTTTCATTTAGTACTCCGCCGTACTCACCGGACTTGATCGCCCAATTTTCATAGATGTCGTATTGAATTCCACCTTGAGGAAGATTAGCACCTTTAAATGCACTTAGTGCGTTAAGAGTACCTTTGTTCTTGATTAGATTCTTGTATACTTGAACCTGAGCAGTACTAGTCAAGTCAATGAGTGCGAGATAATCTCTTGGTCTATACCCAATCAAAGAGAATGCAAGTAAGTCTGCATCCTTTTCTAGATTAGCCTTTTCTGCGTTGTAATAAAGAGTGCTTTCATATGCTCGGGTGCTTGGGTTAGCAAACATTCCCTGCTGAATATCACTATAATTTATGCGCTTCCATTTAGTCTCGTCAAACACGTTAGATGGTTCAATGATCGTCAATGAAGTCCAATACTTATTCTTGTATCTTACGATTTCATTCTTGGTATACTTTATAAAGGAATTGAATTCTTGGATGTCTGATTGATTAACGATGAATCCCCAAGCATTGACCGTGCCGTTCCATTCAGCAGTCTTTTGACCGCGAACGTAGATTCTATTTTGGCGCAACCCAGTGGTCAAGTTGTAGATGATATCGTTAAACAGTGTCGTGTTATCGAACACGATGCCGTGTTCAAAGTTACTAAAGTTGAACTGAGCATATGCCATTGTATCGCCGCTGTTAAGCGTATGCATGTGGAACAGTGTATCGTCGCGGTTAACACAAAGATCATTCAGTCTGATCGGATACAAGTTCTGATTTAGAACAAAGTTCTGCTGCTGGATCGTTAATGGTTGAACGAGCGCACTAGGCTGATTCACATCTAATGTTGTTGCCGCAGGATTTAGCGTGATGACACTGCCATTTGACCATCCTGTTTGTATCCAGTACAGGAATTCATAGACCATTTGTGTCCAAGTAATAGGAATGCCATTCTGAACATCATTAAACATCATGCCTTTTGATTCTAGGTATTTACCATACGATAGCAAGAATTGAGCAACGTCCTGCGGTGTATAAAACTTAGTGCCATACGGAACGAAAGATATATCAGTAGTATAATTTACAGCAACCTGCACTGTTTGTTTTTCAAGAGAAAGGGTAGTAAAATTGCCATTAAAAGCCGGATCTAATATTTCAAAGTAAGCTATGTTCTGTGAGTTACCGTATACTGTCCAATAATCTTGGTTCTGTTGAATGATAACACCGCTGAACAACAGCCGATCAAACGGTTGATTGTCATACAGCAATATTGAGTAGCTTTCGTCTGGAATTAGTAACGAAGCATTAGTGCTAGACGGTGTTGGCTTTTCCACATAAAATTGCAGCATAGACTTGTCGCTGTAGCCGGCGAGACGATATACCAGTCTAACGTCTAGGTTATCTAGTGTTGTGGTAATCTCAGTAGTCGCATCAATGCCTTGTTGCTTCTCATAGTCAACAATCCAGTTGATGTAACTAGTCTTTGGAGTGCCATTGCCGTAAACTTCTATATTGCTAGGTACAAGATGGCTTCTGTCATTGAACAGGTACTGATTAAATTCTGCATTGTACTTGTAGTTGTCTAGGTCTACGCAAAGATTGTAGAACTCGGCTGGACGAGTTAACGCAAAAATTCTCGCTAAGTCAAACGGGAAAGTCGAGCTACGGCGATAGCTTAACTCAGCAGGACCGTCATCTCCTACAACCCAATCTTTATTAAAAGTGCTTGGGTTGTAGTTACTGACTATTACTTTGAATGGTGACAGCAAGTCACCGTTCGAATTTACAGGAATGATTGTAGTTAGGCCCGGGCGAGCTACTAGAGGATTGATGTAGGGGGCGCCATTGTTCCAGATCAAGCCTTGCTCTAGATCATCCCAAAGAATGCCGTTGTCACTAGTGTAGGGTGCAGGACCGTAACGAGCAGTCCACCAAGTCGGCATGATAGTGAAGCCAAGCATTTCCCAGGGAGTAGTGTCTGGAGTAGTAGTGTCGTAGTAATACTCATACACCCCTCTCCAATAACCCTGAAGGATAGGACTGTTGTCTAGTTTACTTGTAGAATTTGTATAGTTGTAAGTAAATTCATTTACTCTTGAGAAGTACTGAGTCTTATAGTCAATACGATTTTGCCCAATCCAGTTTAAGAACTGTGTTGAGTAAATTCTTAAGAATTCATCCCATGAATAAGTAGGGTCTCTAAAGAAGCCCGGTACAACTTCATATCGTGTGATAGGTGTTTCAGTACTTAATTTGAGATTGTTATAAACTCTCTTTTCGAATTCTAGCAATGCTTGGTCTCTGAAGTCAACAAGGATGTCAGCTTGAGGAATATAATCACCGTACAACTTAGTATACGACCCATCATGCCCAAGAATGAAATACGTTGGAATCAAATAGTTAGAGTCGAGGATTACTTGAGGAATATACTTAGGATAGATTCCTAACTTAGTTGGGGTGTTAGGAACATATGACCCGTAAGTCTGATTATATTCTCTGATAGTTACTATATCTCCATCTTGCATTGGGATAGTGATAGTAAGTGTAGGTGAATCCGTGCTAACCACATACTCTGTACCAATAAGCAGTTGCTTTTCAACAATGATATTGTCAACCGCACGACTTATGTATACGAGAACACCATTATAGTTTGCAGTCTCAAAGTTGTACACATGACTTAGTGGATATTGTGATCTATCTAAATCGTTGTTGAATATGTAGGAGTTGCTAATGTACGAAGACTTGTTTGGCAACATGTCTGACCAGAAGAACGCATTGATTTCACTCTTCGCCGCAGTGATTTGATCTAATGCTTCATCTAGAATTTCTGCTGGAGTATAACGCTGCTCGTAAGGGGTCTTCTGAACTGTATCTACCAACAGTTGCTTGTACTTGACATATTCACGAGAGTTGAATTGCAACGCATTAAACAGATTGTACTGCGGATTACGTAGGAATGTTCCTGGTAGCACGAGTGATGCACTATTTTGAATGATCTTGGTGCCGTATGGATTTAGGTTACCGCAGTCTCTAAAGTTATTTGAACCAAAGATTGTTCCTGTTGTATTAGGCGCATTGATGAAAATATCTTGATACTGTGTTCTAATGTCACCGGTATTTACAGTAGTTATGTCTGTATTGAGTGGGTTGTTGCTCAAGTTGAGAGGAACTTGATAGTATCCAACCTTGCTGACTTGATCACTTAGCAATAGTACCTGCACTAGTGTGTTTTCATCGATTTGGGTGAACAATTGTATTGTTGTCGTGTTGGTTCCGATCTCTACCGAGTAATCAGAAGGTTCTTGATATACGTTATTGATGTATACCTTAACTCTTGGCCAACCCGTCTCATCTGGTTGAAGTGCCGGCAGTGCTGCGATGTCGCATTTAAAGATATATGCTGGTGCAGTCAGTGAGAAATCAAAATTGAAGATTTGATATTGCTGGCTAGGTGCAATCGCGGTTTCCCAACCTAACAATCTAGTGTATGAAACATCAGACGTTATATTGTAAACATACCCAGTGTTAACTTTTTGATTGAATGGGTTACCGCCATAGACGTACGAGAATGTGTCAGAGTTCAGAGAGACATCAAAACTAACGTCACCTAGGTTAGATACGGAACTGTAACGAATTGGGAAGCCCAACACCGGATCTTTTGCGCCTGACCCTAATGTGTAGTTGAATAATTTACAACCTGTAAAGGTCGTACTTGGGTATACAACAGGATCACTGAAGCTGATACCGTTTCCATCTAAAATGTCGAATTCAGGAGCTTGGTTTAATTGTGTCTTCTGCTGTGACTGCATCCAGTCGATGCCGTCGAACCAATAACTCAGCCCTGCGTTTGCGAAGCCGCGTGTCACTACAGTTTGTGTATCGGGAGCTACTATCCCGTCTTCAGCCACGATAAGAGTTATTACCGGCTGCGTTGACGGTGCGACAACCGAAAAGTTAGAAACATAAATCTTGTTTCTTACATTCACATCATTGTCAGCAGCAAAGATTACACGAGCGCCAGGGAATAAACTATAGTTATTAACAGTAGTATCGCTAGCAACAAGCGTAGTGGTACCGCCCGTAACCGCAATAGCAACTGGCCAAGTTACCACTAATGTGTAGTTTGTTCCATCAGAGGATAAACTATTGATTTGGCTGTTTGTTGGTAGATAATTCTTTTGATCTCCGACAAACATATATTGCGCCAGTGTTCCGGTAATACTACTGACTGGAACAGTAACAGTAGTTGAAACTTGATATGCAGTGCCGGTGCCTGTTCCGGGACTTACACAGAGAACAACATTACCTACTGCATAAGTAACACCGGTAGTTCCGGCAACAGTATTCCAATTGGTAGTACCTAATACTGCAATTTCGTAATATCTTCCGGCTACAAAACTCTCATCGTTGATTGGAGACCCAGATACACTGGTTACTGTTGCAGCGTTTGTAGTTGAGTAAACTTCAATGTCTGGGTAATATGCTAGTGACCCAGGAACAGTTGACAATGCGTCGGTGTTAGTGGTATCAATGAAGTCTACTGGATCTTTACCTACTGCACCAGAATTGAATAGCTTTAAGTTTGGGTAGAACTCAATGATAGGTCTTGCAGCTTTGTGAGAAATATTTGCATATGTTGTCACAATAGTAGGATCATCGTTGTATGTTGCAGTCGCAGTAATTACATCGATGTGGAACCAGCGGTTACTTCTTGCCCATGCATTCTTGTTAATTGAGTTACGTGCAATGGTAATATAGTCAGCTTGAACAGGAATATCAAGGCTAATATCCCAATTACCGATATCCCAGTCTAAGATATCCCATGCGTTATATTCACCTTCACTGAAATCTTCCGGTACTACGAGTGTTTCGACAGGTACTAGATCAATTGAGGTTCCTACGCCCTGGACGTAGTATTCTCCGGTAAGATAGCTTGTGGGGATAACGTCACCGTTAAAACTTACTTTCAACCCATTAGTAAACACAACCCCGTTAGGAGATGTATAGTTTGTGCGACCTAGAATTTGTGTATCGACATTGATAGTATTATTCAAGTTATCTTCGATGAGACGAATAATACCTACTTTATTTGGATTGGTTCCGTCTTGATAGTAGAGAACGTCGAGCGGTGCGCTGATATACGGAATCAGTTCTAGGTTGTTCGAATCGTTAAGATAGAAAGGTCTATTATTCCATTCCGTGCCGTAAACGGGCAAGATGCGAGTGTCTGACGGAATTGCTCCGTCTGGAATCAATCTTATGATTGGGTCGTTTGGGTCTCCGATATATGTAACTACAAAGAAGGTGTTTCCTACATTTACATTAAACCCATCTTCATACAGACCCTGATTGACGTTGACTGTCATTGTACCCGAAGCCGCAGTCAACGTGATTGGGTCCCCGTTCAATGCAGTTGAAATAGTGAATGACGTTGAGTTCGGAATACTTTGAATGAAGTAAACTTGTCCTATGTTAATACCACCAAAGCTGGCTCCAGTGAATGTTAATGTGCCGCCCACAATCAATCCGCTTGTGCTACCTGAAGCTAAAGTAAATGCGCTAGGGTCGCAACTATCAACAGTGAGTGTGATAGGTGCAACTAAATCAGGAGCATTGGTATCGTATTCGACTTCATCAAAGTAAGAAGAAATATATGCAATTGGTTGCGGGGTGTTATAGAAAGCAACACGCAATCCTAACAAAGATGTGATTCCGTCGATTCCCTCGAAAGAGTTTACGAATTGACCGTTGATGTCATCAAAGGAGCTAGTGCTAATCACATCAGTGTTAACTGTAGTGGGGAAGATATATTCGTCTTGTGCGTTACGTTGCGGAACTTCAAAAGTAACAAGACCCGAAGTGGCGCCGTTATTGGTTACACCGTATACGTCGCGCACTGATTGATTTGGCTGGGTTGGGCTATTTCCAGAAACGCCCGGAGCACCCTGAATCCAAAACGGGGAGGTCTGGTCTACTTCAAAAGTATACGTGCCGCCTCTCAATAATGTGATTGCAGGATTAGTATTTGATCTGGTAGAACCTTCTCTAACGATACTATACGTGTTAGTGTTGTCCGTAACAACAAATGCTTCTCTTGAGAATACAGTCGATGCTGCAACCTGAACAGAAGGAGGCCCTTCCGGTAACCAATAATACTGATTGAAGTTGATTAGGGCGTCTAGATTAGTGAACGAATCCCAGGAATAGAATTGACTTGTAAACAATCTGTCATTGTTTTCAGTTATTCCACCTTCCATCTTGAGAGCATCGATGATTCCAGGATAAGTGATGAAATCTGTAGCAGCAGATTCGTTTGGTTTAGTAAAGACAACACTAGGATCTAGCTGATAGTCTGCGCGAGTTTTAGTAGGTTCAGTGACGTATGCATCTGTTGCATTGACACCGGTTCCAAATGTACTACCAACATAGCCCTGGATGTTTGCTACACTCGGTGGATTTACGAGTTGATCCAGGGTTGCTGCCAAAAACTGTGCGTTGGGAGGGGTTTGAAAAACCTCTGGAAGAAAATTAAGTGTTCTTACTCTAGCCATCTATATATTTATCTTTATGCAACTTGGAGTTCTGCGGGTGTCAACGCCGCCACAACTACGATATCATTTGGTGTAGCTGCGTTTGCGAAAATTTCGTACGGTAAACATTTGATTTCATACAAGTCCCCGAATGGTTTTTGCGGGTCATTGGGAACAAGAACAGCCGAGCTAATTAAATCGCCGCACTCTGCGTGAAGATACGCACTTAGTTCTGAGAAGTAGAATGTGTCCCCAAAGTCCCAGTTATTGACATTGAAATATTCGTTCATCGCGGTTAATACAGCACTTCTGATCTCACTGTTGCTTGCATTTGTGCTGCTTGCCTTGATGACCTTAATAGTACCCTGTAATGCAGACGCAGCTTTAGGACCAAAGAGAGGCTTGAACACGACACTATTTAGAATCACCGAATCTGACAACATTTTATAATCTTGAAGCTGACCGTAGTTTTGACCAAGTTCAGTCATCGTTGGGCTTTCCGGAAGAGGAATAGTTCCGGTGGTGTCTTGAATATAATTTTGATAGGCAGTATAATACGATTGAGTCACTACATACATATCAATGATGTTTGTAGTTGCAGGATCAATTCTGTTCGTATTATTGGAATTGTGTCTATATTGGAAGGACATTCCTTGACGACCTGGCATCATAGAATACTGTGGTTGCAACGTCATGATATAAAAAGGAGTAAGAACAGTAAGGTCTTGCACCGATGCATAGAATCTATCTTCACCGAATGCATAAAAAACTTGTCCCAAAGGATAGTCATACTTCACTACTTCAATTTGATTGAGTGTTGAATATGCATACACGATGTCAGATGACGGAATAACATACTGCCTCGACAAATTGAATGGATCTATCACTGTTTCGAAGAACGTATAGATTCCTACATTAGTTCCTAGAGTGACATATCCAGTGATCTCATTAAAGAAGTCTGGGTTTGCGATCAATTGACGATTGTTAACGTCGGTGGCTGCAACTTCTACTTCAAAGTCGTTGATGTACCCGTCACTCTGTGTAGTCTGACCGACAACATTTATTTTGTAGTCTCTACCTAATGCTTGCGTTGAGTTGGGATTAGGTTGAGGGTTTACTGAAAGAACGTTAACAAAATCTTGAATGACTTTTCCTGAGAAAGGATCGTAAACGATCTCGTCTCTGTTAAAAGTGAACCTAGTGTCGGCTACTGATCCAAAGTAGTATGCTAATGAACGGTAAGTGATTGTGTAGGCATTAGTTCCGGTGCACACAAACTTGACAAAATAATTTTCTCTGTCAGCCCTAGCGACAGACCAGCGTTGTTGATTGATCAACAGTGAATTGTCAAATAGCAGAGTGAAGTCCTGTTGTAGTTCCATTCTCAACGCACATTCTTGTATAACCTCAGCAGGAATAGAATTATCAAATACAGGAATTACTTGCGCTAGAATCGCATCATTGGGCAAATATCCACTAATCTTGATAGGCCCTGTTCCGTTGGCGAAGCTACCTTGATTATTGTTACTACCATCACCTGCAACATTCAATATAGTAGTCCAAATGTAGCTAGAGTCACCCGGACCCGGAATACCAGATTGCAATCTGTTATTGGCATCAAAATAAAATCCAGATGGTGCAACGAACTTACACAAGGCGCCGGTAGTGACATACTTTAGATTAGTGGATGCAAAAGTCCCTACAGACTGTGGTGTTTCGAGCGCACCTAGCACGTTATAAAAATAACCTGACTCAGTACTAGTGTCTACTGTACTAGTCTTCCAATAGATGACCTGTGATGCAGGTGTAGTCGCTGGATTTGTTACAGTATATCTAGGATAGTTCTGAATGTAATACTGATTAGCCCTGTTCAACGCTAGCACTGAAGCTAGGGTATTAGTAAAGAACGAAATGATTTCGCTGCTATTATTGATTGTTAGAGTTAAGAACCCCTCTGCATCACTTTGGAACAATGCCCCATCGCTTCCAAAAGAATTGGTGCTTGAGTACTTGCCGGTAGGGTCAAGTAAATCTAAGTTCTTTGATACACCGATAGAAGAACGGTTAATTGCCTTAGACTTAATGATCGAGCTATACAGCGTATATGGGAAATTGTTATAGTCTTCACCGTTAACCATTCTGTTTTGGGTGTAGTAACGTGTTGGTGCTCGTTGCTTAATGTCTTGTAAAGACTCACGTGCCTGTGCATTGGAAACTGTTAATGTGAGGGTCAGGCCAGCAGTGAGAGTTTGCGGTCTGCCTGTTCTATCAAGATAGGTGAACGATATAGTAACACCGTTCATCTCGTTTGGGTCGATGGTGTATGTTAGCGCGTTTCCTGCGCGAACATATGCTCTGAAATTTCCTAGAGGAATTTCAGAGAAGACGCCATCGCCGAAAATATAAGACACCGTATCATTGAAGCCTGAGTTTACTGAGAAGATTTTTCTTCCTGAAGTTTCAGTTTGCAGATACGCATTAGCATAGATGTTGGCAACCTGAGTCCAAAGGGTTCTTGTGTTGTTGCTATTGATCTGATACAACCAAGTGTCTGTGTTGTTGACACCTTCGATATTGCCGATACCGATATTTTGATTTGAAATTTGTTGTTGAAGTGAGAAATCGTAATTCTGCAACTGACCTTGCTTGAAGTAGAAGAAGAATCCAGTTTCAGGGGATCCAAATCCTAACTTGTCATTACGATACAACATGTTGAATCTGCCAGACGGAGCCGGGGGAATTTCATACACATAGTCTTCACCAATAGTAGATGTACTTACTAGTTCAAAGTTCATGTTCATGCCGTTAATGACAGATGTGAAGGGGATGATTGGCAAAGATGTAGTAGGAATCTGTAATGCGTATTCGCTAGTCGTGACTCCTAGAACATCAGTCGTGTTGCCCGGTCTGCCGATTCTCTGTGTGTTGATCAGAGCAGCATTCCAAATGGTATTCATCTGTTCTAGCCAATTAGGGTTAGCAGGATCGTTCCAAAGAACGGTCTGATTACCTAAATTCATACCGTTAATATCAGTGATGTTCTGAGTAGTCTGAAGACTAGTAACCTTTAGGTAGCCTTGACCAGCTAGGTTGCGCTTTGGAGTGTAAGAGACAAGATTAGCTAGCTTGATAACAGAGTCACGGCGTTCAGCAGTATCAATAAAATTTTCACGGGCATTTAGATCATCACGGAACGCAAGACCCTGTCCCATGAACGCAATAACGTCCAACAATGCGATAAATTCTGAGGATTCAGTGTAGTCGTTGAAAGTTTCTGGATAGTATAGGCGTAGGTAATCAATGAAAGACTTACGTAAGGTTTCATAATCATAGCTCTGAAAGTCAGCTTGATTGTATGTTTGATATAGGGTCTTCCAGTCATTAAGACCGAAGAGTGCTGATTGCCTGGAACTTGATGCCATAGTTATACTCTCTTGATATGAATATATTTATCATTATCAAAAAAGTGTATTTTGATTATACCGGAGAAGCAACCGTAGTTTCTTGGTTAAAGAAAATGTTCAACACCGCTGGGTTGTTAAAAGGAACGATAGAACATTGGATTTCTATCAGCATACCATGCTCTTGTGGGAAGGCTTTAACAAAGTTGAGAGCAAGTCTAGGATCCTGTGATGCGACCCGACGAAGTTCATTTTCTAGCTGAAATTGTACATCTGCTGTATTTGGTTCAAACAAGAAAGACCAAAGCGATGTTCCTAATTGCGGTTGACCAACTTTGCTTCCAAGCGGGATGTTTAGCGCATTCAAGAAATCTCTGATCACAAGTTGTTCGTCAGTTAAAGTGAATTTTTTACCAGGAATTAATGAGCTACCAATTCTTCCGTATCCTGTGGGGATACCGTAGCCATTAATGTTGAGACCGTTAATGCTAACAGACTGGTTCATTGAACTATTAAGTTGCATGTTTGTGCTTCTCGGTAAGCAAGCGTTTTGTGTACTGAATCCGATGTATTGTGGCATAGGTTATCCTCCTCTATTTAAACGCGCCCTGGCTCGTTCCAGTGCGACTTCTGTTTCCTCGCGCCGGCGATCAAGGAGAGCGAATTCGGCGTCTCTATTTGCTCCTCGTGCTGCCCATGCCCTATCAGATGCAGCCCTATATTCTGCGCTGTATATAAAGTCACGATATTTCTGATACGATTCAGCGATCTTGGGGTCTCCCGGTGGCAATGTTCTATCAAGTCTCTTGTATTCGTCAAGCAAAACTTTGGCTTCCTGCTCTAAGCTGACAAAGGCTGCACGGGCTGCACGGGCTTCTGCTCGTGTTGTTTGAATACGGTCCTCAAGCGTGGCTATAGTAGTATCTGGAATTGAGCCAACTAAGTTAGGAGTTGGAATACCCGGATCACCCAACGTAGCATTAATCTGACTAGTAATAGCTGTTCTGTCCGTTGTATTAAATCCTACAGAAGGAAGTGCGATTGCCCCTGGTGTTCCGCCCGCTAATGCAGCAATAGACGACTGCAAATGCGCGACTGCACCTACCGGAAGTCCAACAGAAGCCAATGCTGTTAGACCGCCCAATCTGCTTGCAGCGTCCCCTGATGTACCCGACAAACTACCCAAATTGTCGGCTAGTGAAGATAGTGCTCCTGTTGCCGCAGTTACTGCAGGCAGTCCGTTCATTGCAGCACTTGACGCTGCCCGAATTGCGTCCGATAGCGGGCCGAGTCCTGGAATGGTATTGATTGCACCTGCTGCTTGATTCATTACATTACTGACAGTGTTTATACCGCCCGGAAGATTACTCAGCCCGCTTGCGAGGGCAGACGACGTTGCAGCAGAGGCACCGCGTTGAACAGAAACGGCTGCATTAGTTAGAGCAACCGTTCCGCCCGCGGCAGTAGTTGTTCCGGCCCCTGCTAGTG